ATGAACGCGGTTGCGCAGGGAAATGAATACGACGACGAAATTGAATTGGTTCTCGCCTACCACAAGGGCGACGTGCGGGCTGCAATTGAGGCACTTCTGAAAGATCGAGATTTTCTCGTCAAAGAGATCGAATACGCCAGTCTGGCTATGTCGATGGGCTTTGCACGTGGCTGGAAGCCGACAATCTTCGTGAAGTGAAATGCGAACGGTACTGCGTGAACTGCGCCCGCGAAATGTGGTGCGCTTTAGCTGCTTGAGTTGTCGGCATTATCTGGAAAAGACAGCGCCACTTATGGCCGCCCGGTTCGGAGAGTGGGTTACGCTCGAAGAGATTGAGCCTCGACTGGTTTGCAGCAAATGCGGCAACAGAGCGGGCAACTACATCAGTTATGGGCTGCCGGACAAATGATGCAGCTTAAATGGTGCCGAACAGTCATTGGCGGACAAACGTGCTCCGGAGACTTCATTGCGTACACAGAATGGGGAAGTTTCTGCCGGATCCTGAGAAGCGATTTTGGCCCCAGCGCTGGAACGTGGCGCTGGAACTTGGTTTGCTCTCGAAGCCCTTTTCAGGACATTCCCTATGGCATGTGCGATAGCAAAGAAGAAACCGTAAGACTTGTGAAAAGGATGTTTGAAGAACTTCGCGACACCAATCAGCTGGAGTTTCAGCGACCGTATATGTGGAACGATGGAAAGTGCTGGTACAAATGAGCGGATATAAGAACGACAACGCGCACGTCGCCAAGGTCGGAAAGTTGTTTGAGCACTGGTGTGACGCCAAAGGCTGCAAGGAATGGGGAACCTTTGGTTATAAATTGTCGAATGGCCAGCTTTGGCTTTGTCGGGCCCATAAACAGGAAGGCGAAGACGCTCTGGCTGGACGACGCAAATAACCGCGCTATTCTCTTCGCAACGAGGAGGAGCGCATGTGCAATCTGTATAATATCACCACGACACATGAGGCCATGCGCCGCCTGTTCAAGAAATTCTCGGACCTGACGAACCGCGTCGATCCGCAGATGGATATCTTTCCCGACTATCCAGCCCCGGTTTTGCGAAACATCAAAGGTGATGAGCCAGAGCTGGCAATGCTCCGCTGGGGCATGCCGACGCCACCTATATATGTGAAGGGCGAAGCTGACAGCGGTGTAACGAACATACGTAACCTCACCTCTCCGCATTGGCGACGCTGGCAGGGTGTGGAAAGCCGCTGCGTTGTGCCAGCAACATCATTTTCCGAATATGGCCAAGAGCCAGATCCAAAGACCAAACGTAAGCCGTTGCACTGGTTCGCGCTGAATGAGGAAAAGCCGCTGTTTGCCTTCGCAGGTATCTGGACAAGCTGGAAAGGTGTGCGGAAGAAAAAGGAAGGGCCGGTTGAGGTCGATATCTTCGGTTTTCTCACGACCGAACCGAATGCCGTGGTGAAGCCAATCCACCCAAAGGCAATGCCGGTCATTCTGCGCACCACGGAAGAAATCGACACTTGGCTCCGCGCTCCATGGGATGAAGCCAAGGAGATGCAAAAGCCCCTGCCCGATGCGGATATGATCGACCTCACACCAAGCAATGACAATAAGAAAGCACAGGCAAGTTTGTTCTAGGGAGGATGGAATGAAAGGGCCGAAGAAAGACGGAAACTACGCAGACAGATTTATGGACTGTCAGGAAGCCTTGGCCGATGGACTGTTCGGCCTGATTGACGATGCGCAAGAGGCCGGATGGGATCGAATAGAAGTTGCGCGAGCTATCGCCAGCGTGGCTAAGGGCGTCCAGATGGGGGAGATGGGAACTGACCCGGAGGAATAGCGTGGCGCTCACAGCGGAACCATTCCCCCTCCTCAGAGTTTTAATGATGCAAGAACGATAACTTCGCGCCAGTTCACCTCTACTGGCACCAGAACCATCGCTGGCGCAGCCCTGCCCAGCTCGTCCCTCGGCAGGGCATTTTTCAGTTATTCGCTGAGTCCGTACGAAGCTCAGCGGATAGACCGCTGGCAAGGACATGCACCTCATTTCCCAAGCGCGGCCCCGACGCCTGCCAATAGCGTCGGGGCTTTTCTTTTTGTCTCGTTTGAATAAAATTTTGGGTGCCGATGACATATGACTTCCAACCCCGCGCGGTTCTCGCTGCGGGGTTCTTTTTGTTGCAAAAATCTATTTTTAATAAAACAAGAGCGCTAGTCTTGTAAAAAGCGTTGATTAACACTAAATGTTGTCCATCGACTTTGTTATCGAACGACGTGGCTAAAATTCAAAGCCCCTCTTTTTCTCTCAAATCGTAAAACTCGCAGCGAATTAATTTTCGTTATTATTTAACCGTTCGATTTGAAGGATATTCAATATGACCAACGGAACAGTAAAATTCTTTAATGGCACAAAAGGCTTTGGATTTATTCAACCTGATGATGGCTCGCCGGATGTGTTCGTTCATGTTTCGGCTGTTGAGCGTGCAGGTCTGCATACACTCAATGAAGGCCAGAAAGTAAGCTTCGAACTCGTAGCGGATCGCCGCTCGGGCAAGAAGGCTGCCGATAATCTTCAGGCTCTTTGATAGGGCAATGATATTGTCTCCGGTCTTTGACCACGGATGTACTGGCATTGCTCGTTGAGACAATTGGAAGGTCGGGTCTGCCCGACCTTTTTTTATTTGACCCTGTTTTTCTGACCCGAATGCGGATTCAACAGCCGGAAGGACAGTATAAGATGGGTGAGCCCACCAAAGAAACGCTCTTCAAGCAGCCTCGCACGCGTATGGAAACAAAGAACGCTGTGACCGACAAGACTGCCAAAGGCATTCTGGAAAACGAAAGAGCAGCAGTTGATGCAAAAACCGCCCGGCTTCGAGCTGCGCGTTTGGAGCGCGAGCGCACTAAATTATCAAAAGAGTAGGATAGAAATTGCAGGTACTCGTAAGGGATAACAATGTCGACCAAGCGCTTCGTGTACTGAAAAAGAAACTACAGCGCGAAGGCGCCTTTCGTGAAATGAGAGAACGTCGCGCTTATGAGAAGCCGTCAGAAAAACGCATCCGCGAGAAAGACGAAGCCATCCGTCGCGCTCGCAAAGACGCAAAAAAGAGAGCGCAACGCGAGGGCCTTTTGCCAAAGCCGAAACGAAAGGCTGCGCCGGCGCGGCCGAGGCAAACCCAATCCCCGTCGAGCGCGTCGTGAATCTTCCCCGCAGCGATGCGGGGTTCTTTTTTAGTCAAACCTTCTTGTCCTGCGCTAACACGGCTAACACCTGATCGAGCCTCTTGTTCGTTTCCTTCAGTCCTTCGCGCGTTTCATCCCGCATTTCCTTCATGCCATCGCGCAGCTGCTTGACGTGATCATCCAGATCCACACGACGTACATATTCGTCGCGAACCCGGTTAACCCGGTCATGTAGCTGATCGTCACCGTCCTTCTGAGACTTTGCCAGCGATCGGAACGACGCGATTAACGCACCGCTGAAGAAGACGATCAGCGTGACGGCTGTACCCATAAGCCATTTCAAGTCTTCAGACATCACCAGCAGCCCCGCGATTTCCCAAATGCATTGTGAGAAGCGATACCCTGACCCGCCGGTGCATCGTTCCCTGCGAGATAGACAGCCGTAGCCGGTTTAAGGCTGATCGACTTCCATCCCGCGCAATTCGTTGCATTGCTCTGGCACCCCGCCAAGCTCAAGGCAGAGAGCAACAGCATCCATACCGATAATCTTTTCATCGATCTTCGCCCTTTTCTGAATTGCCTTGGCCGTAGCTTCTGCTGCCGCCACTGCTGCCCGCTGACGCTCTTTGATGGTTCCGGCAGCGTATCCACACGCCAGAAGCAGAAACGCCGCCAGAACGGCAGCGAGCGAGTATTTCAGCCATGAGGGAATGAGCGCCCAGATCATGACGCTTCCAGTTCAGCTTTGATGTCTTTGATCGCCTTCACGATCCAGCCACGAAGCGCCAAACCACCGAGCAATACGACAATCGCGAGACCGCCCATAACGAGCAGTTCACGCCAGCCGAAGCCCGCAAGGCCGAGCGCACCGATACCGCCACCTGAGAGGATCGAGCCAACCAAGCCCGCCAAGCTGAACTTCTTCTTCACTTCCTTTTCAACGGTCGGCGGAACGACATGCTTATCTACCTCAACGGCAACGATCTCTTTCGGCTGGGCCTGATCGTGTCGCTTGCGGACTTCGGCGAGAACCTCGCGGACACGTGCCGACTTAACCGCCGCCCGCTGGCCTCCGTAGTATCCAACGTCTTTCGTCGTTGGCAGGCTCGCCCATTCCTGAGCCAGATTATTGATGAGCGTATCTTCCTTCAGACGGCCAGACAGATACTTGTCGATCCCACGAACGCCGAGAAGGTAACAGGCGCAACGGTCCTGCAATGCTTCATTGAACAGAAGATTGTTCGAAAGTTGCAGGGTACGCTTGATCGTCCGAAGCGTGGTGCGAACGATCTGATATCGACCGAGCGCCGAGCTATTCAGCTTGTTCTTCGGGTGCGCCAGCATCTTGCCTTGCAGATCATCAATCTCTTTCAGGCTCATTTTCACCAGAACGACATCGCCGCCGGTATATGCGCCATAGCCAAGCGTCTCATTATAACCGTCGCCCTTGTCCGTCCCTTCGGTGAAACCGATCAGATCAAGCAGCGGGCGATAGACATAGTACAGGTCCGGCGTTGAGACATGCGGCATCGCTTTGGCAAAGGTTCCCTTGGCCATTGGTAATTTCCTTTCGGCAAAGAAAAAGCCGCCTCAGAGGGCGGCGACTGTCAGTTGCAGATTTGAATTTCTCGGCTTAGTCTCCGGCCCACAGGCTTGGGGAGACTGAAATGAAGAGATTTCTTATCGGGGCGCTACTCGCTGGCGCGTGGGCAAATACGGCTAACGCAGAAGATTACGACTGGTCTGGCATCTACGGCGGCGTGAGTATCGGGGCCAGATGGTCGGACCGTGATTTTAGCGGACCCTTTGACGTCGACTACTGGAGCACGTCAGGCAATGGCGTGACTGGCGGCGCTTTCGTTGGGTACAATTTCTCTTACGGAAACTTGGTCTTGGGACCGGAAATCTCTGCCCTATTCACTAACGCGGACGGAGAAAGCAAGGAGCGCCGCTTTGGATTTGATGGGACGGCCAATTCGACCTTGAGAACGAAGGCAACCGCGTCGGTGAATGCCAGGGTTGGCTATTCATTTGGTCGAATATTGCCATATGTAACCGCTGGGTATTCACGTGGATGGTTTGCGACTGACAGTTACACTAAAGCTTATCGCTTTGACGAAGTAGTTCATTACCCATTTGAGCGGAACGGTTGGAATGTCGGTGTAGGAACGGATTGGGCTATCCTCGAACATGTGTTTGCTCGCGCCGAATATCGCTTCATCGATTTTGGCAAAGAAGACATCGGACATGGCTGGGAAGCCAAGTATCGGCAACACGCTGCAACGCTAGGAATTGGCTATAAGTTCTGACGGATCAGCGAGCAATTCAGCCGCCCTTTCTTCACCAAACAAATCCGTCGCCATCTGCACGAGCAGCGGCCAAAGCTCATGGTCGGAGCGGAAGGTATTCGCAGTCAGGAAGATTTGCCGGGTGCGGAAGGGCTGCGTTGCCATGGCAGCGTTTACTTGCTCGGCCTCGTCATCAGTCATGCGTTCCCAGAGCGTGACGGATGGAAGGATCGTAACGTCTGATCCGGGGATTGGTTCGGGTTCTGGTTCGAATGGCAGCGCATTCCCCAACCGCGCAGCCTCATCAACAGCTGGTTGCCAGTATGCGCCATCCGATGGGATCACATGGTACGGCAAACCGTTAATTTCAGCGACGAAAGTTCCATCTCCGCGCTTGAACAAAAGCTTGATGGTCTCTTCTCCAACTTTATCTGTATTCGTCATGTTAGGTTCCAATACACACCTGACCAAATCCAGCCGGACACAGCGGTTCCAATTGTCGAGCCTCCCGCTGAAACCCCAGCAGAAAAACCGTTTCTGAACTGTCCGCTGGCGGCTTCATACGCTACGAGCCAAAACGCATACGTGCCTCCAGATGGAAGCACCGCAGCCGCACCGGGCGAAGTTTGAAATGAAGCAAAAAGCCCGCGACCGGAAGTAGCTGGACGCGCAGCCGCCGCAATAACTGCTAGAGCAGCGTCATTGCTTGATGCTGCGACTAGCGAACGGCCTTTTGCCGTAATGTCAGACAGAAGAATATCGCCATTAACATCCGTATTGAGCAGCTTATTTGCAGCAAGAGCTATCGTTTTCAGCGCGCCAGTGGCATCGGTCTGCAAAATCTGGCGGGCCGCCAGCGTCAGCGCCGCCAGCTTGCCAAGGCTGCCGTTCGGGTCTTGAATGCCGAATGTCGCCGGGTCAGCCAAATCCAACGTACCGGGACCGGTGAAGATCGGCACCATGCCAGACGAACCGACAAGAGCCGCAAAGGCTTCAAGATTGCCACTGGACAGAAGATCGATAAGAACACGCACCGCTCCCTGATACCGGCTTCCGTCTGGCTGGAAGCGGATACGGAGGGGCAAGTCAGCGCCAGCCGCCGCCGCAGGGCATGGCAGAAACAGAGTGCCGCTATTCTGCCCGGTAATAGACGCGATAATCAGCAAATGGCCAGACGGCGTAATAATACCGTCACCAGCCTGTACGTCTGCCGTCTGGAGCGATGAGCCGGACGTGGTGAAGTCACTGCTGCCAGAGGTCAGCGTCAACTCACCGATATCATAATCGGGTCTGCGGGCCATTATACGCTCCTCTTGGTCTTCTGAGCGGCTTCGAGGTCTTTGTTGCGCTGCTCAAGCTCGGTTCGGAAGGCTTCGTTCTGGGCTTCGAGAATGGCCATCTGGGCGCGCATACCGACTAGCTCGTTAGCCAGAAGCAGGTTCCGGTTTTTGAGATACTCATTCAGCGCCATCGCCTCGCTTGCCGCCGCCATCGGATCGATTTGTACGTGCGAAGGCTTCGCCGGTTCATTCACCGTCGTGTCGGTCATGTCGGGTTTTCCTTGAATGTCAGGTGTTATCGATCAACGCTGCAAAGCGGATCGTGCGGGTTGGGCCCGCAATGTTTCGGATGCGGACGTAGTTGTATGGCGGGCTGGTTTCAGCGCAGAACGTTGCCCGCTCTGGGTGCTCGCCGGAAGTCGAGTTGAGAACCAAGTAAGGTATCTTCCCAGCCGGGTTCGTGATTGCGAAATCCTGTGAACCACCTGCTGCGAGTGTCACGGAGCCATCCAAAACTTGCGCCATAACCCCCATGCCGGGATACATGCTCAAGTTCTGCAAGGACGCCGTTTCCACATCGTAGCCGGGTTTTGAGACATACACGCCCTCCGGCGCAAACTTAATTCGTTTCACCATCAGAAGCTTTGATCCAGTCTGTTCTTGAATACCAAGACACGGCATTTGAAATCGTATGACGATCCAGTGCCGCCTTGGCTTGTGACCCAGAGATGATTGGAACTCACCGCGAACTGAAAGAAGTTATTCATCTCAGTGGTTTGCGGGTTCCGGTCGTTTGGGAAAAATATGCGATCCAGATAGCTAACCGATATGAACGTGACCGGCACATATCCGAGGTCTGTGAAACCAACATCACCTTTATAGTAGTTCAGACTTCCTTGGATGTACCGTTCCAAGCCGAAATTGAACGTCGCATGAAGACGAAGGTAATCATTATCAGATGAGAAAACCGCCGGTTGCGTCAAGTCGGCGGCGTTGTATCCGGGTCCAGCCATGCGAAAAAGCATTCGCCCACCCGTCAATCCGCAGAATATTCGGTTGCTCACGCTTCAAACACCATGATTGAAACACGCATTCCGCTTGTGATGGAATACGTGTAGTTGGTCTCAATACGGTTTGTGTAGGCCCTTGCCACCGAGATCATGTCCGAGCCAAGAACGCCCTGAAATTCGAAAGGAATGTAGGCTGTAGTCGGGATCGTATATCCGGGCGTGTTGTTGAAAACGCTTGTGTCAAACACGTTGTAGTATTTGATCCAGAACTTTGGCACGAAGTTTAAAGCATATGGGAACATGTAAACGAAGTTTGTCGTAAACGTTCCGAAGTACTTGAACTTGATGCCTGTGCCGCTGAACCAGTTGCTATCGAACGTCTTGAGGTCCTCACGCAATGATGGAGTGGCGTTCTGCCCCGGCTTACTTGTGATAAGCCGAGGCGGGTTGCCTGTTAGGTTGACGCGAACGGCCATGCTTCCTCACGTGTTGTCGCTGAAGATCAAACTTGCGGCATCGAGGTTGAAAACGACGTTGCCCGCAAACGACCGAATGATGCCGGAGTAGAGTTCGGCAACTCGACCGACCATCATAGTTGCTTCACCGCTGATGAAGGTGAACGGCGCTTTGCTATTGGTTCCATTCGTCAAGATGAGCTGGTCAGCATTCATCACGATCCGGCTTGCACCGCCGGTCAGCGCATCAAGGAAGATTGCGGCCTGCGAAGTGGAACCGTTACCAGACGCCGCCACACTCAGACCGATACGGGCCAGCGCACCGGCTGGCGTAGCTTCGACAGTGGTGCGGAATAGACCGGACGCCGAGAAGTTTCCCACGGTAGCCGTCAGTCCTGTCACAGCGTTAGCCGTGGCAGTCAGAACGCCGTCCATTGTGGAAACTTGCACCTGCAACAGATCAACAGCGCCAGCAGTCGCTTCCAAGCCCGTTACCGGGTCGTTGACGACAGCCTCCAGACTTTCAATCCGGGTGACGATTGCGGAACCTGGTCCGATGGCGACTTCAATCGCTCTTGTGTAGGAAGCCGTCAGACCTTCGGCGGTAACAGACGCCTCCTCACGGAGTGTCTTTATCGCTATCAGGTTCGCACTATCCTGCTCGCTCGCCTGTGCACCGATACGGTCAAGTTCTTCCTGAACATACCGGAAGCTGTCACCGATCCATTCGAGATTGCGCTGAACATCTTGGTTCAACTGGTCAATGTCGATTGGATAGATGTCGAGTGGTCCGAGGCGGATATCCAGCGTGGTAACGGGTATCCAGTCCGACCACTCAAAAGGACGGTTACCGGCATAACTGTTGTACCGCGCCCTGATCTGATAGCCGGTGTTCGGCAACAGCGTACCGGGAGCGATAAGTATCGACCCGACATCGACCCGTTCCGTTCTGCCGACATAGATCACACCAAGGTCGAACGCCGTGCGGACTTCGAACATGACCTGATCAACATCAGGCTGATCGCCATCCCATGACAGTAGGATCGCACAGCGGCGGTTATTGCCGTTGCTGTCCACTGCTACCGCTGCAACTGCCGCGAAATCGACAATCGGCTGCGGCGTCGGTCGAATGGTGCCGATTGGTGCAAAGACCGGCGGCGTGTAATCGGTATCCGGGTTCCAATCGTAATCGGATGGATCGACTTCAGTCAGGTCCACCACGACATCAAGGTTGGCCTTGTCCGTCACGCCATCAACGCGCATCAGCTTGTTGACGTAGCCGTTACGCTCCGAAGTCCACGAAATCACATCGCCCGGTTCCAACGTCCAGTAGGACGGAGGAAGCACGAAGGTGTGACGACGGGCACGGCGGGCCTCATTCAAGGCCGCTTTCATCAGGCGCTGCACCTGACCAGACCGATAGACATAATCCATCGGCACATCGGTCAGCAGGCGCCTATTGCCGTCCTCAACCTCAAACGTGGCGTTATAGAGCGGCGGCGCTGCCTTGGTGTTCCAGCCCTCATTCGGTTCTGGATAGGTCGCCGTGATCCCGTTGACGGTTTCCGACAAGCCGAAGAACGGCGTAAAGGTCTGCTCTTCGGTCGAGATGATCTCATCATCAGTGAAGAACGCCACAGGCGCATCAGGCTCACCGACACGGATTTTGTAGACACCCGCACTCTCGATCAGACGCGCATTGCCGCCAGTGAGGAGCTTATCGGTCGCATCGCCAATCGGCGTATCGACGGTGATTTCACCACCGGTTACGAACTGCGGCTCAAGACCGTCAGGGCCTTGCACCTGCAAGCGGCACTTATTGACTTGCGCAATCCAGTCAGCAGCAGGCAAACGCGCGCCAGTGACCGTCTGTAGCCCGTACACCCACGTTCCTTGCTCTATGATCCCGCGAAGGACGTTATAGACCTGAACGGCCAGCAGATCGTCGCCATCACCGCCCCAGGTTGACGGAGTGCTCCAACGCTGCGGACCGGAACCACCTGCCGTGCTGTCCTTCGAGATGTCGTAAAGTTTGCGACCCTGTATCTCGAATTTGAACTGTGGGAACCCGGTGAACAGTTCCTCATCGATCTGGGCTGTGACGATGGCATATGCCACACCTTTCCCGATACGCTTGTTGCTGTATGGGTATTTCGCGTTCGAAACGGTGTTGACGAGGAACGGATCGGCTACGGTCTGTGTGCCGTCATACCATTTGATCCAGAGGTGATTGTCGTCGCCGTCGGTCTTGTATTCTGTGACCGGGAAGCCCCAATCACCATACGACGTATCGTTCGTATCGATGGTGACGGGTTCGCCATTGACCCAAAGGCCGGTCAGATCGCGAATAGGATGGTCAGCGAGCGCGATAACTTGAGTGAAATAAGCATTCGGCGTCTTGCCGGACTTGCCCCAGGTATTCGCGTAGACCAGTGACCCAGCTGTGCAGGTTCGCCCAAACACGACAGAACGCGAGACATCGCCACCGGCCTGAAGTTTGCCCTTTACACCGCCTGCTTCCGGGGTCTTTTCGCCAGACAGAGCACGAGCGGCCAGAGACAAGCCAACGCCCACCGCAATGCGCAGCAGAGCGCCACCGAGAGCGCCAGACAAAAAGGTAGACGACAGCAGACCGCCAACCAGGCCGGTCAAGCCAGTAAAAACAGCCATTGATGTCCTCGGAGAGCGGCTAGAGCCGTTTCAAAAAGTGTCGTTCTTGCGCCGTGTATCCGTGACGCTCGTAAAGTCGGGTTGTGACCGGATCGCCACCTAGACCGACCATATTGACCGCCTGGCAGCCTTTTGACCGTGCCCAAGCCTCATACTCGGCCAGCATCTTCACAGCACCGCGACCGCGATAGGCAGGATCAACCCACCAGACGAGTTCCTGAGCGCAAATCTCAAGGCTGAAGAAGTGCGGTTGGATGGTCGCGGCAAAGATGCCTCGCAGACCGCCATCCAGTTCAAGGACGAGGGCTAGTGAGTTTTCATCTGCCAGAACCCGGTCAACCGTCTGGCTGGCCAAGGCCGCACTGAATGCAAGCCCTGCCCCACTCTCAGCATGAAACCGTTTGACCATCGACAGGATAGCCAATCTGTCCGCCGTCACAGCCCGCCGGATCATCGGTTTGCAGCCACAACCTGAGTTGCAATGCGAAGTACCGCGTTTGACGTGACCTTGCCCGTCTTCTGGCCCCAGAAGTGTTCACGCTCGCCAATGGTTGATGCGTCCACGAAGAAATCATCGTCTGGGTCGCGGCGTTTCTGATCCTCATGGGATCGGGTTCCGGGATTGTACCGGGTGAACTCCTGCGAATGGCTGACGCATGTCATCTTGACCGCGCCTTCCTCGCCTTCCTTCGGAGTGTTGATCTCGATCTGATCGACATAGCCGATGAAGCGATTGACCGCCGGAGCGACCAATTGCCGGGATGCTGGCGAGAACAGACCGCGATAAACCTCGACCTGCCCCTGCTTCAGATCGTACCCGCGAACGATGTTGTTCACGGCTTCATCGATTTGGTTCATCGTCACATCGATTGTCTGAACCGTCAGATTAGCAACAAGCGGTATGTCACTGATCTGAATGAGTGTTCCAGAGCCTTCGAAGTTGCGCGTTTCGGCAAGTCCGGTGTTCGGATTGAGCATCGGGGCTGAGACATCGCCAACGTCTGACCAGAAGCCATACGAGAACTGTGCACCCGTCGAACGATCACGCGCTACGAGCCATAGGAAGTCCCGCGCAACCAGTTGGCGAGCTTGGAGAGCAGCGTAGTTTTCGGCTGAGAGATTGCGCATGGCTTGTCCTCATCGAGCGTATATGTCGGTTCGATGTCTTTGGTCCTGATGACTAGAAACCCGTCTTCGACATCGGCACTTTCAATGGTGTCCATGCGAATGTTCATGGACTTGAACCCGGTACGGCTGGCGTTGAATACGCCTTTGAACGCAATTCCCATCTGTCACCTGCTTTCAAACCCTTGGAACGTGATAACTCCCCGGCCTGTCGAAAGGTCGGCTGTGGTGTTGATCGACCCCGGCACAATCGTCATCAGGCAGGACGGCTTAATGAGGGTCACAGCGTCACCAACTGCTGTAGTTGGCCATAGGTGCGGTCTGACTTCGATCTCCGAACCGGACACGTTGACGATCTGATGAAGGTCGTTCGTTCTGATCTGGAGATAGTCGCCGACGCTTGCGACGTAGCCACCCGGATGACCAGAGAGACCGATGGTGTTCCGGTTCACTCCGATGCTTCCGACAGTGACCGCCGACACATCGCCCATGCCCGTACCGTTAGGATAGGCGATGGGATAGCACCGGCTGGTTGGCATTCCCCGGAACTGTTTCAACCCGCCTTCCAGCGCCTTCAACCGCCCCCGCCATGCGTCCAATTCATTCGGGCGCAAAACTCTGGATTGGTATGTAGCCGTCCAGAGAGGCGAGCCGAAATCCTTGACGAATGTCTGACCGATTGCCGTTCGGCTCGTTTCCTGCCGGTAAGCCAGATCAAAGTCAGTTGACCAACCCGGGAAATCAGCAAGGATGTCGTAGGGATACGTGATCGCCACTAGCCCCTCCAGTTCCGGGTTGATTTGGCCTGTCTCATGGTCTGCACAACGCGACCACTAAATTCGGCCTGCTGCTTGGCCACTACCTGCTCAAGACGAGCCACAGCCGCCACATCAGCTCCGCGAGCATCAATCTGAGGAGCGAAGGTGAAGCTTCCGCCACCCTGCCCTGAAGACGCGCCGAGAAGGGCTGGCATAGTCGGAGCACGCATAACCGGGCCGCCGCTCGCCAAGGAAAGACCTTTGCCGCCATTGATTGCTTCCAGTAACGGACCAAACTTACGAGTTGCCGCCGCGTTGATGACGTACTCGCCATTGGAGAGCATCGCAGGGATACTGTCACTGCGTGGCCCACCTGGCCCACTGATGTAACCACCCGTTGCCGCCCGAACGATACCACCATCCTTGCGACCGAATATCGATCCAAGAAACCCGCCACTGCCACCACCTGAGAAGATGCCCGTAAACAGGTCGTCAAACGCCATATCGAGCAGCTTCTGGGCAATGCGGCCAAGCGCATTAGAGAACGCATCAGCGGCTGATTTACCGGCAATCAGATCATCAACGATGCCACGTGTCGCATCCTTGGCCAGATCCTGCCATTCTTCCGACCGCTGGCGAATTTTGTCCTGAGCCTCCGCGAGCTGATTTGCCTCGGCAGTTGCTCGGGCATACTCATCCGCAATCTGGCCGATGTTCTCGCGCATTTCCGGCGTGATCGCCTTGCCGTCCTTCTGGGCGGCATTCATCAGAGCCTGTTCGGCACGAGCCTTAGCCAGCGTGTAACCGTAGTCCTCGACCGTGGCATCGAGCTTCCGCAGAGCTTCGGTCTCGGCGACAGTAGTTGCGGTTCGATCGCTAAAGCTGCGCGATGTCCGCTCAAGATCGCTTTCACGTGGCTTCCGCGGTTTACGGTTTGCTTCACGTTCAGCCTTACGGCGGGCCGATTCCTCAGCCGATCTGCGCTTATCAGCCTCGACATTCTGCTGTGCCAGATCACGAAGCTGTTTCTCGGTTAGTACTGCGCCAGCCTTGTCCGCTTCTGACCGAACACGAGCGATTTCGTTCTCAACGTCGAGCTGGTCCTTCGACATCGCATTCCGCTTCGCAGCGTTTGCGGTGAATTTTTCGTTGGTCTTTTGAAACTCGGCGTACTTTTCCATGGATTCCCGCTCATACTGAGCAAAAGAATACTGTCCAGTCAGCCGATTGCGCTCAGCGTTGAAACGTGCAGTAGCTTCCGACGCCGCATTAATGGGCCCAACAAGACTGGCGAAAGCGTCCGCGAACTCTTGGACTGCAGGAATACCGGTTGAGTTAAGAAGCGCGGCCAATGCATTCGTGACCGCTTCCATATCTTCCGTTGTCGCTTTGCCGTCTCTGACCTTCTTTTCGAGATCCACAAATGAACTTCGGAATTTTTCGACTTCTGGAATTGCCTCAATTGACACATTCCCTTGCAGCAACCCCATCAGATTGATGTATTTATTATAGACCTCATCAAAGGTATCGCTCACCCCGCTCCACGCTGCATCGATGCCGATATCAGCCGCTTCGTTGATCTTGCCAACATCCGCGATCCGTTGCCGTTCGTCTGCGTAAGCCTTCAGAGCGGGGAGCGCTTCTCCCCACTTGTCTGCAACTTCTTGAATGAGCTGAGCTTCTTTCTTAAGCTGCTCTTCCGACTTCGTGCCGCTCGTGAAAAGCTCATCGAAATACGAAATCGCAGCACTGCCCAACAAAACGAAAGCCGTGGTTGCCAAGCCAAGTGGGCTGATAAGCCCGGCGACGGTCGACTTCAGGGCGCCCATGACACCATTCAGCGATCCACCGTACATGGTGATCTGTGGTAGCTGCTGGGCAAGAAGGGTGAACGGCGACTGGCCAGAGGCCATCATCGTTCCGATGTCCTGAAACTGGAACGCAAGGTTGCGTACTTGCTGCTGCGCCTGTCCAGCACTTACGCCAGCCTTTTTCAACGACGCCGACGAAGCTTCTGCAGCACTAGCCGCCTTGTTGAAGCCAGCCGTCGACGCATGTCCCATGGCTGTAGCGCTGTCGCCGATTGCCTGCATGCGGGCTACGCCCTGCTGCTGAGCCTGTGCAGTCTTTGTCAGATAGGCGTTGACATCTGCTTCCAGCTCAACGACTACCTTATCAGCGGTTATGGCCATAAGGGGGCTCACTTGGATACTTGGTTGAAAGGTTTGATAGCTGCCGCGTGTGCTGTGGTCATAGCGGGCGGTTCTTATTACGCATGGGGCGAATACCAGAGCTACAAGCGACAATCAGACATTCAGGAGGGGCGCGATAGAGCTCGAAAAGAACTCTATGAGCTGGCTAAAGCGCAGCCTCATGAGACCGATAAGGTAAGAGCTTTTTGCAAACGCATGTCGGATCTTCGCTATAAACAGAATGACGAAACAGAGTTTGTTCGTCTTGTGGTTAGAAACTGTAATTCGCTGGACTTGATGCCCTAGAAAGAGAAAGGGCGCCGAAGCGCCCTATTCTCTTTCCATTTTTATTTGCAGACGTTTGATCCTTGTTTCCCAGTCGCCAGACCATCCTTCATCCTTCGCACGAAGTGAAAGCGCCAGCGCTTTAGGGAAATTGCCTCGTTTCTCTTCGATGATCGCGTACTGTTTCAAGCAATGGTGCGATGGAACAAAATCCAGCCCGTCATCGAGGAAAGCCTGAGCGGCTTGTTTACTCACAAGCAGGCTCTTTTCGCATGCTTCAATGGCTTTATCCAAGGCCGTCGGGTCTTTCTCGCGAAGTCGATAGTAAAATCCGCACTTTGATTGCATCGCAAAGTGTTTGGCAAAGACTGAACTTTCATCAAAAAATTCGTCGGCCTTCTCGAAAAATCTATCCGCGAGATGACGATTGCTATCCTCGTTGAGAACGGCTCCGATGCCAGTTAAATAGGATATTTTCTCCTGGCTGGTCGACAGAATATCGCCCTTGTCAATCTCAGACGATTGAAACATGGCTTCAATTCTTCGCCTTATCTCCCGTCGTTCCTCATCAGAGAAAGAACTTGCCCACCACTCTTCCAAACCAAAGTACTTAATTTTCCCGCCATATTTCGGCTTTTTCCGAAACCAACCCCACATCCACGAATCCTCCACTTGGATGGTACAAGGCTAGTCTCCGCTGGATTGACTGACAATAATCAGTGCAATCTGACTGACGGATCATTGAGTGTTGCGGCAGCCAGAAGCTGTTCAGCCTGAGCCCAATCCGAATCTGACACGCTTGGCATCTGCTTCTTGTCCATCTGTTTGATGGCTGCGTTCATGCTGGCGATCTCGTACATGCTCATCGTGTCGATCGATCTCGGGTCGACACCGGCATGCAGCAGAACAGCCCGATACTTACCGAACTCTATTCGGTCGCCGGGTTCACCCCGGCCTTCGGCTCCCCCGTATCGATATCTCCGACACCGTGGAATGCCGCGTTCAGAATGGCCTTTGCGACAGTCTCCGGATTGTTGGGGCCAGTAACCAAAACGGCGGGCTTCTCATGACCGATATACATGTCAGTCAGGCGTTTCGCCTCGACCGCCCCCATACCACCACCGATCAGCCCGAGGCGAACCGTGTTGTAGATATCGCCCCAGAACCACACCCCGAGCATGACACGCTGATAGATTGCGCCAATACCGACCTTGCCACAGATGTGCTCCAGCTCTTCGATTTCTTTGCCTCGAAGGGCGAAGGCATATTCGCCATCGCCCCATTCGAGAACAATCTCAGCTCTCAGACTTGCCGACATGTGTCACCTTATGCCGTCACGACAGGCAGAGACGATGCTGACTGGCTGTTGATGGAGCCAGAAACATTGGTCGCAGTTTCGACCACATGCAGCACCTTGCCGACATCACCGGCTACCGGCGTATAGCTCGCTGTCGAAGCTGCCGAGATGGCGATACCGTTCGCGAACCACTGATACGTGAACGTCGGCGTTCCAGTGTATGTGCCAGGCGTGGCAACGAATGCTGTACCAACTTCTGGAGCCGTGGTCGGAATAGAAACTGCGGTGGTGATGCTCGGCGCCGGTGGAATCGCATGCCATTCCGGCTGGCCATCCCAGATGATCGTACCAGAGTTGGTGTATCGACCGCGATCGGTGCTTTCTTCCTGATACTCCGTCAGAGCCGCTGGGCCTTCCCAGTAACCAGCATTTGGAGCGCCCAGATTGCGATACCAGCGACACCAATAGAGATCAGAACCTTGCGACCACGCATCCCAGAGCGGAAGCGCTTCATCCGCCAGAGTGCCGGTGAACGTCGACTGCATGCGCTTCGACACAATGTCGATACCAAGCCAGATCGGATCGTCTGGAGCATTGCAGGGAGGCAAAGCCACATCATTCGTATTCGTGGTGATCTGTCGCGTCAGCCCGGTAATACCGCACGGAGACGAGAAGATCGCACCTGCTGGCGGTGTGGTCTCGCCGGGTGTGTACTTTGGCCCGATAAGTATCTGCTGGGCGCCAAAGCGAACGCTGTAATCGCGCTGTGCCATGTGATTTGTTCCTTTCCATGTCAAAACGCGCCGTCACCTCGTCGGCGCGGCGTCATGGCTTGTTGAAGGTGTGTGATTGGTCAGACGGTCTCGATAACCGTCACGTCAAACTCAGTGATGGAATGCCATCGATCGGCCTCGCCATCCTCTTGTATGCATCTGGTCTGGAGCCATTCGCATTCAATGACACCAAGACCGTCAGGCGCGAAAGAGCCCATGGCGTTGACGATAGCAGCCGCTATATCAAGCGCCCTGTCTTCGCCCGCATAGGTCGTTTTCGTCTCGGCAAAGGCATGAATGGTCACTCGCGTAGTGCTGCCGTTCCAACAAGTAGCCTCGAAACCACCGGTTATCGGGCTGCCGTATCGAATGAACGGCCAGACAGGGTTCGCAGGCGGTGACATAGCATAGATGCGATCAAGCGGGACAAACGCCAGAACTCCGGGATCGGCCGCGATATGATCAACAATGGCCGCTTTCAGTGGGCGAGATAGATCAACTGCCAAGGATGACACTCCCGTCCTTGCCGACCTTTGCGCCTTCCGGTCGCTCAATGACCTCGATCAATCCACCAGACAAGCCGGCGTCGATACAGGCCTGTGGCTCATAAGCGATCTGGCCACGCTGAAAGGACTTCATCAGACCGGGCTTTATGATCCAGTCAAAACGCTCTCCGATGACGCGGAACCACCGTGAAGACGGTTGCGCCGGAGCTGATTGTTTCGATTTTGCCATGTCCGTTACTCCGATGCCTGCCTAATGCCGCGCATGATCCACGCGGCTCGTGCCGGGTCTGATCGAACACCTGAAACCTTCCAGCGTCTGCCCTGTGCGACGATAATGCTGTCACTGTCCGGCTCTTTATCGGCAAGACCAGATTGCAGGATGATCAGTTTCACATCAGTGTCAGTATATCCTGCGGACTGGCGCATGGCTTCATCGGCCCGGTCGACCTGTACCTTGCATGGCACTGACGATTCCTGCGGTATCTGAACGCCACCGGGACCACGTACCATCGTTACCGTGATCAACTGGCCGTCACCGTAGATGTCAGAGAAGATATCGCCGAACAGCTGCTGAATATCGTTCGTGTCGAGAAGGCCAGCCATCACGTTTCGTCCGATTGCGTATGCAGGTTGACGTACGGCCCCACGAAGGACAGCGTAACGTCTGCCCTTTCGCCGCGTTCAGCGTCTACGGTTATCCTGACACAGGGCAGCTTTTCGCCCTTCCAGTATGCTTCAAGACGGCCTTTGTTCGTCATCCTGATTTGAAGGTTCGCATTCTCAGGTGTGGAAACAGTCATCACAAACCTCCGAAGACACCAGGCCAGCCATAAGCAGGCCCCGGCCAATCTTTCGCATAGCCAGACAAGCAGCCTCCGACAGCGCCAACGGCAACACGCGGGCCGCCCTTCACCATCCGAAGCAATTGGAAGAAGTAGGCGCCACAGTTGGTCTGAGACAGCCAGTCACCATAGGACGTATCTCCTGCGGCTTTCTGAAAGCGTGTGAGCGTCAACTCGCCTGATCTAATGGATTGATACTGAGACCGTCCCGAAGCCTGCGAACGGCTCTCTGCATCGGTTCCGAGCCCATCCAACGTCATCAGATGGCAGGTGTAGGCTACCCATCCCTGCTCGTAGAGCTTTTCTGGCCATGACTGGTCGATAAAAACCGAAGCCATATCAATGTAGCTCTGTACTACAGCATCATCCACCGAAGCGAATTGAGGCTTGAGCTCTTTGAACCGGGCCGGTGTGAGGTCTTCATAGGCCATGGTCAACCCGCCAGTGCAGCGTCGATCCGCTTCTGCAGTTCCGAGACATCCCATTTGGGGAAGAACTTCTTGCCGGTCAGGTCGGTGTAATCCTTGCGCAGCTTCGCAAGTTCCGGGTCTACTTCCTTGGAAGCCTTTACCTTTTTCTCGGATGCCGGCTTGCCGTTCTGCCAGTTGCCGACAGGCACAGCATTCGGGACAGCATCACGGATGACCGTAACGACCAAGCTGGATTCCAGAATATCGACATAACCCGGCTCAAACTCGCCCGGCTCACCAGGAATAGGCCGAGACACTTCACCAAAGGCAGGAAGACGGGCGAAACCTGCTGTGGTCGGCAAATCATATGGACTGTTCGTCCGGTTCTTGATCGTGATCATTTCGCCTTCCTCTCAACGAGAAAGGGCCGAGGATTGACCCCGGCCCCATTGCCTTACGCTGCCGCTGGAGGCTGGCTGACGCCGTCACCGTAGCGGAAGGCTACGGTTGTGAGCAGTTCAACACCGCCGGTACGGAAGATGCCCGGAACAGCCCAATTCAGCGGGCCATCCTGATAAACGTTCAGGAACTGGTGAGGCATCGGGAGATGAAGCTTCACGTATTCCTGATCGTTCTTGTATGCGACCATACGTCCAGCAGTGCCTGCAGCATCACCGGTACCAAGCTCACGCACCGTGCGGATCGTCAGAGGACGGCCCGTCTGGAGTGTGTAGATATTGGTCCGCTGAACGAAGGAAAGAATGGTTTCCATCGTGGTTGCTGAGTACGGCGTTGCTGCGATGTAGTTGAACGCTTCAACCGGCAGCAGGAGAGTATCGGCCATTTCGCCTTCGAAGGTCGAAAGACTGATGCCCTGAAGCAGCAGGTTGATATCACGCACGATCTGGGCCGGGGTCTTGGTACCGACACCATCCTCATTGACCCAGAACGTCACGCCACCCGTGCCGTCTGCTGGCACGGTGATCGTTGGAACGCCCGGATAGTTGATCAGACCGCCAAGACCCTTTTCGGTGCTGCCCTTGAGGGTCAGATCGAACATGAACTTGGTATAGGCCAGTCGAGCAGCGCGAGCACGACGATCAGGCAGGCCGGAGCCGATCTGAATGGCCGTGTTCACTTCCTCGATATTGTACTGGTAGCCGATGGCAGCCAGATGGAAGGTCTTCTGCTGCATGTCCTGCGAGACATCAGCGAGAGGAACGTCCTTGGCATAACCGGACTGCCAATTGGCACGGCCCGACAGATCAGACGTGTAAGTCAGAATGCCGGGAGACCATGCCGGGCCAGAGGTATCAACGAAAATGAGGCGCCCGAAATCCCAATCGGGATAGCGGGTCTCATAAATCGTCTGGTTGATCTTGAAGGCCTGACCAGTGACGAAGGCCAGTGCCTGTGCATCAGTAACGAGTTTCTGCATGGCTTAAGCCCCCGAAACAGAGAGAGACGGAACCGGACGGCGATAACGGACAGCGCCGACAGCGCCGCTCGTGCCATCTTCCTCGAACTGAGCGCCGGGGATGGTGACAACCGTTGCGGACTGTGCAGCACCGGTCCAGGTGCCGTTCGCGGTGTTAAAGCGGGCCTGTGCGCCCTTGGTGACGTTGGCGCCAAGAAGAACACCGATCACACCGGATTCGCAGATGCCGACATTGTCGTACTGCTCATATGCATCACCCGGACGCGGGAGAACGACGCTCGCCTCAGTGATACCGAGAACATTGCGACCGTTCGTGGCGTCCATTGCGACACACGAATGAATGCCAGTGCCGGGCATAACCGGAACACCGAAAGCAAGGGAACCTGCCCCTTCCTTGGTGCGTGTGATGGTGTTCCACTCTTCCATGTTGACGCGACGGCCAACTGCGAAGGCGGCAAGGTTTTCCTTGAACTGAATGGGCATGGTGAGGCCTCCTTACTGGTTGCGCCATGCGTTGAGGTCGTTGACGCTCTTGGAATAAGCGTCATTCATCGCAGCCGCGCCGTCAGAGGTCGGCTTGATTGTCGAGATCGCGCTGCGAAGCGTTTCCGTGCCAGCTGCATCCTCTGCGAGAATGTCGAAGCGGGCATCGATGTAGGCTTCGCCTTTGTCCGCTAAGGCATCGCCGAGCTTGGCGACGACAACAGCCTTACGGATAGCCGCATCAGACAGACCGTCGGTCTTGACTTCGGGCGCAATAGCCTTGGCCTTCACGACCAGATCTCCGCGAGCCTGCACGGCAGCGTCGAGGGCAGCGCCGTCGAGAACCTTGGCTTTCAGGGCGTCGATTTCGGCGTCCTTCTTAGCAAGTTCGCCGTCCTTGGCCTTGATTGCGGTATCGTGATCAGAAACTAGCTTCACCTGAGCTGCATCAGCGTCGGCTAGCTGCTTCTGAAGCTTGGTGATCACCTGAGCGCCCTGATCGGTTACCTCGATCGAGAGCCCGTCAACGGTGACCGTCTTCAGTGGCTTATCGGACATGGATTTCTCCTTCTTACTGTCCTGTTGAACGGGCATGGCGCCCCATGACGCACCGTCACCGATGCGAGCTTGTGAACCGGCTCTCGCTCTATCGACGATGGCCAGATGATTGATGCGGATATTTCTCTGCTGCGCGTCGTAAGGCTGACCATCAGCGGTCATTCCAGCTGACCAGTCCAAGTCGCAAGTATAGCCGGCGGACAGTTCTCGCTTGTCGTTCTCGACGGCTTGGATAGCCTTCGTGTCCTTGAGGATAAGCGGCAACATGATCCAGTCACCGTCCTGCTTGGCAGCAGTAGAAACCTCTCCGGCAGACAGCTCTTTCCAGTTGTCGGCAGTTACCGCCTCATCTGGATGATCGATCGTTACGGGCGCGTGGCTGAATGATTGCAGGCTCTCGGGCGCAAAGACTTCAGAAGCATCGCGATAGACGCGAACAACTGACAGATCGGGCCTGCCGACTTCTTGACCGGCATAAAGCTGGATACCGGTGCGAACGCTACGCGCCGTGGTCACAAGGTAGCCGTCTCCGGTCCGTCTCGTTCCCGAGATCGGTGCAGCATCTACAAATTTCATGGGGCTCGACTCTCCGATTGTTTTGAAGCAATCTCACCCGTGGCTAGGGGAGGGTTTTTATGCCGGTATCGTTCGTATTCTACGCCAGCGTAGCTTGTCTGATTTTTGGCATCGTATTGTGCTGTTTGCCCGTCCGACGATACTGGACCGGCGTGAATGTCGATCTATTCGGGTTCTTCATCGTAGTGATGGGTGTTGTTTTGATGACCACTTTCAAATGGACCGAAGTGGCAATCAAAATTAGCGATCTTGAAGTTAAGCTAGCTGAAGCGGAAGCGGCTAAAGATTCAGCCGTCGGCAAGTTGGTGGCGGTTCAAACCTCTTTGACGCCGACAGCTAGGTCTGAAGCTTTACAGTCGCTCTTTTCGAGTTACAAAACATTAGCCTCTGCACCACCTAGTAAGGCGGAAGTCGAAACCTTTACGAGAGCGCTCGAGGCCGCGTCTGTCACTGTGGTCCCGGCCCGTGCTGTAATGGGCTCCAAGGGATTTTTGCACGACGCACCAAAGCAGTAGTGAGGCTGATAGATCATCCTCTCCTGATTGTTACCCGCACCGCCTCAGCAACCTTGCTGGAGACGTTCTTGCGGTTCTTTTCGGTTGCTGGCCGCATGAATGGGCGTTCGGCCATCTTGGATGTGCCGTATTCAAGCGCTGCGCTATATTCAGCATGGCTGGTTACGTGGACGGTCGGCGGGTTCTGCGCTTCGACTGTCGTTTCGATGTTTGTGTCCAGATGACCGGTATCGCGGTTCGGTGGCTGACCGGGTAACGATGGAACATGACCCGCGCCCGATACAGAGCCCTCAGTGATTGATCGCTCGGCGTCGAGCTCGATATCCTGTCCAGCCGCATAAAGCGCGCCAGTGACTTGTCTTGCGGCTTTGCGCATGTTCTGCAGTCGCTTGACGTGCTTATCCAGACCTTTGACCGTCATCAATCCATCCTCAGTATGCCCTTAGCCTTGCAGCCACAGAATGGGGCAAATCCTGGCGGGTCTTTCTTGGCGACTTCACCATTCCAGGCAAATACCTTGCCATTTCTGGCCAGATGCTCTGGTCGATAGTGCTTCTTTCCAGAGTGACGCCATTCAAACTCGGTCATGCCGACCTGTAGCTGTCGATCCTTGTCCAAAGCGGATGAAAGCTTCTGTGTTTGGTCGGTTGCGATCCTGAGCGCCCTATCCCGCGAAAGGTTCAGCGCTTCACTGAGCTGCTTGGCTACGTCACGGGCAGGAGTGCGATTCTGTAGCCCGCGGTAAACGATATCCGCTATTCGCCCCCGCGCCTGATCAGACACATCTCTGACCAGTGCGACATTGCGCGCCAACACGTCATCCAGTGTTTCCTGAACATCCCCAGGCTGCATCTGGGTCGATAGATCGACCTTGGTTGCGTAATTGATGGTCTGGATGAACCGGCGCATGTGCCAAAGTTGCAATCTGGTTGCCCAGACACGAAAGAGACCACGGAATGACAAGACGGCTCGAACTGCCTGCCCGTCGACCGCTTCAATCTCAGTCTCCACTGACCCGACACGGTCACGCATCAGCTTGTCGATGGCAGCTTGTTCGGCTAGAGCCTGCTTATAAGCCGGGAATATCTGCTCCCTGACACCAACACGCCAGACCCGCACCACCGTTAGGTAAATGCGGGCCAGTTCGTCTCTTTGCGCTTTGGTCGGTTCGATCTGCGGCAGCTCGACATCAGTCTTGCGATAGCCGGTCGCCTTCACCTGCCACTTGAGGTCGATCTTAGCCATGCATCTAATACCTTGGTCTAATACCGACTCGCGGATGAGTTGTGTTCAATCCCCCTGTTTAAACTGGGAGGGCTTAATGGCTAATTTTTTGATCGCTTATGACTTGAAAAAATCAGGACAGAATTACGAATGCATAACCGAGAAACTAACGAAGCTCGGTGCATTTCATTCGCAACAATCAGTCTGGCTTTTGAATTCGCAATCCACTTGCGCGACCATTCGTGATCACCTCAAAGGTTGTCTCGACACGAACGACGAACTGATCGTAGTCAAGATAGAAGATTGGGCAACTTACAGAATGCCTCAGGATGCGGAGTACTTACGAAAGTGAATTATCTTCTGTGATGCCTTCCATCCACTTCTCGTTGATCTGCTCGAAGATTTCCGGGCCTAGCACGATCTTGCCGCGGTATGGCTCGATAGTGTCTAGAGCCGGCGCATCCTCGGCATATGAGATGGTGATGTGAGGCTGGTACTCATCATGATCCCATGACGCTCCGGCGTTTCTGATCTCTTGATGACGCCAGGATAGTTCGGACGAGGCGAACAGTAGTACCTTCGCCTGTCCGGCATCTCCGAACGCTTCCATCATACGTGGGCCACCGGCAGCAATCTCGATCTTGTCAGACCATGGCTGCCCAACCTTCATCCAGTCAACAGATGTACGGCTGAATGCGATGGTGACGTGCATATTGTCAGTCGGAAGCGTGGTCTTGAAGCCCTGCCCCTTGGCCCATGCGATAATTTCATCAGCATTCAAAACATCGCGACGGACATACAACGTCTTAGGTGATGCATCGGCTGCCGTCTGTTGGTTCTTAGGCACTTCCACAGCCTCTCCAGCTTCCAGTTCGTCTGGGTTGACGGTCCCGTCGACGTCCTCGTCGCTTTCTTCCAGTGCCTCATCAAGGCCCGGCCAGCGTCCGCTTTCAATCATACGGTTCTGGGTGGCTTCGGCCAGTGCATCGGTTGGAACGAGGCCGGTCCGAGCATAGATGTCGACTGTCTCGGCTTCAATCTTGTCGATATCGGCCTTTTCCTTCTCGGACAGCTGGAACAACGGAACCCACGATGCCCAGATACCATCATCGGACTTACCGAGCGCCGACCGGATCAGCATCGCATCCAGAGGAGCCAGTATCGGGCTGATAATGAGTTCCTGCTTGGCTTTCACGCTGTCGTAGTAGTTTCGGAGCGAACCTTCATCCTTGCCGCTCAATCCTGCTTCCTGCTTGCCTGTAAGACGTGTCAGCGGGATATCGGCAGCACCTGCCATGACATTCAACAGCGTGTTGGTGACGTCAGGCAGACCAGTCCAGGTGATTTGCTTCTGGTCCCACTCGTCATCACCGTCCAGCATGAGCACATTCGAGATGCTTTTCAGCACGGCAACCATCTGCCATCGCTTGATCATCGTCGCTTCCATGTCGGCATTAGCCATCATGGTCATCATGTTCTTTATGCGGACAACGTCAATCTTGGCTTCCTGCAGAAGAGCATCAATGACAGATGCAGCACTATCCGCGGCCATCACAGCATCGCTGATGTGCATCCAGATGCTATCGCCCCAGCCATTCGCGCCAACACGACGATTGTTCACTGTACGACCATTGACGCGGATCACTCGTGACGGGTGCAGCTCGACCTGCTGACCGTTGGCCGAATTGATCACATACTTGGCAGGGCTGCCATACAGCGGGTCCAGTGGATCTGTGATGATATCCAGCGCCGTGATTTCATGCCGGCTGAGAACCGTGAGAGCCTTGATGCTGCCCTTAGCGATGCGATCGATTGACAAAGGCTGGTTGAGCGCACCGGGCAAGCCAAGCGGGATGATAACCGCGCCACCGTACAGTCGGGCCCAGATCAATGCCTGCCGCACCTGCTGGCGAACCTGCAGACGCTTTTCTTCGGCTTCAATCCGTTCGATATCCTCCTTGTCAGCCTTCCATGTGCGCCATTCACGGGTTGCATCGTCAGCCGGGATATCAACGATCTTCCCGAACCACGTCGACACACGATAGGCGTTCTCAAGCGTCATCTGGTCGTGATCGATGACGTATGTATGAGCGGATGTCTTTGCATTACCCGCGCCCAGACCTGCCACGAGGTTGGCAAAGCCGTCCGTAATTACTCCGGCGGTATTGACGCGCACCCGCGGCTTTGAATTGGTCATGAGAAAGCTTTCTGCATATCGGACAACGTGTAACCGGTGTCATCCAGCATCAATTCAGTAATGGCCCATACGAGGGCGTCGGCACGGTCAGGTGATCCCTCGCCAACGTAACCTGAGGCCGTGAAGTTGCACATCTGGTCTTCAAGATCGGGGAAAATGCCCACGTGATGCACTTTGCCTTGTTCGTACAAGGCGCTGATAGGCTCGGCTCGAACAGCCTTGCCGCGACTGGCAACGACTTCCTTGAACGCTGCTTTCTTATCGGCGGTCGCAACGGTGAAGCGCACCATGTCGCCACCGTAGTTCCGCTCACCCACAATCCGGTCAGCCTCAAACCGATGATACAAGTCGACCGCTCGCCTGCCCCAGCCTTCGGGCGATAACTGGCAAGTGCCATCCTCAAGAATGTATGCGTGACCGTCTATTCCTCGACCGGCAATCACAATGCCGATATCGTCGCCCCCATCATCACCTCGCGTTCCCGATGGATCGACCGCGACCACGATACGAACAAGCTCTGGAGCTTGTTTCACTCGCAGACTGTCTATCCCCAGCATAACTTTGCCGTCTGGCGCCGTCCTGTCATCAAGCGCCCATAGCGCGCCATTGACTTCGCTCGCCCATTCGCCCGCTTCAAAACGTAGCCGCTTTGCCGCCGACATCGACGCCAGCACGTCAAAATATTCTACGGGCAGATTCTCGGCATTATCAGACGGGTTCACTTTCATCTCGACGTAGTCGTCAGGATTAGGAAGCGCCTCTTTCGTACCGGGCTTCATCTTCGCTCGGAATAACTGGAAGCTCCAATGCAGCTTCGACGGCGGGTTGCAGTCGAAATATGCCTTAAGAGCCAGATACAGCCGCCCAGTGGCCTTTGCTATTTGTGCTGCAAGCTCGCACTTCTGAGCCAGTCGAGACATCGCGGTTTCGACCGATGCCCACGGAATCTGACTGCTTTCATTGAAATAGAGCGTTGCGTATTCCTGCCCGAGGATCTTCTCGACGCGTTCCTTGTCGTCCAGACCCGCAATCCAGACCTGAGAACCGTTCGGCAACTCGACATAGAAATCAGTCTTATCGAACCGCACTCGCAGCGATGGAAAGCAAAGCTTCAAAACCTTCGGCAACGTGTCGGACCACACCGACGTCTTGGCGTGATTGAACCGGAAACGGAAAATGGCGTGTCGGGAACCCGGAGCATTGATTGCCCGCTGAATGATGGCGCGGACAAGTACGAAGGTCTTCCCCGATCGGGAGCCGCCGCGCAGCATGATATTGCGCGCAGGGCCAGCTAACAGCCGGTTAGCCTGTCGTTGCTTCTCCGTCAGTTGTATTGCAGCCATGTCTCACAGTTCAGCGTCCTCTTGCGACACGGTCAGAGATATTTCTCCTGAATGCTCGTGCTTCTCCACCATAAAGCCGAGCATCTTTGCCAGATCGACCAATGCGCCCTTCTTATCGTGCATTTTGATTTTGATGCCGGTTTGTGTAAGCGAGACTTCTGATACCGCCGCTGCAATATCATCTTCGATTTCTTCACTCGGAACCAGTTCGACCGGATAGATGCCAAGGCCGTTCGGGCTGGCGTTTTCCGATGTCGTGTCTATCGGGCTTTTACCCCACCTGACCGCTTTGCGTATGTCTGCAAAGGCGATCTTCGCCAATTCATCTGCAATGCGCTCTTTCGTGATTTCGAGCTTTGCGGCGGTCTTTTCCCGCCCTTTGGCAATGGCTTCCTGCACCTTAACATTGGTTAACAGGCGTGAGCCTTGTTCAGTTGCCGTCTTCTCGCTGTATCCTGCGCGTATCGCCGCCTGTGTGGCATTCAGGTCAATCAGGTATTCAGCGACAAACCGCTCTTGTTTCGGCGTGAGACTCACGGTTCAATCCATTTCGGATAACTATTGGAGGGGATCATGTGGTGGATTATCGGGGCTGTTATCGGCATTGCAGGCGGCGCTCGTCAGAATATTCGACATTCGACTACGGGTCGGTTCGAATTTAATGCGATCGGCATTATTGCCCTGGTTATTAGCGCCGCCTTATCTGCGCTTTTCTTTGGTGGCATAGCCTGGCTGTTTGGATATTAATCCCCCGACTGCATCACTGCTTTGACAACTGCCTCAGCCCGGTGATCGAGATGCACATCCAGCATATCGTGCATCCGTCTCCGGATATCCTCGGCGCCGTCCATGTCACCACGCATCACGGCGGCGAAGTGCTGTTGCTGCAATCCGAGAATGTCTTGCCATGCAGCTTCAGCTAGTACGACTGGATCAGGCATCAGACGGTAAACCTCACGTTCCCGGCCTGCATATCCATTTCAATGCCATTGCTCGTCCGCAGCTTACCAGCCGTGATCTGTCCGATGTTGGCCGGATTGACCCAGAACTTGCCATCTTTGAAGATAAGCGGCTTGGTGATTTCTTCCGACCATGCTTCGATGCTCACGTCTTTGCGCGGATCGTAAAGCGGGACGCCTTTGATGGCTTCTCCGTATGCCAGCGGACTATCCGGCCTTGGCAGCGCCATTGCAGGAACGGCAGCAGCTACAGGAGCGAGGCCGAGGAATTTGAGGAACGCGCGGCGTTTCATGACAGGGCCTTTCCTGTGCACATAATTGTCGGCCTGAGAAGCGGGCTTACTACCGGATCGGCAAATGAAGGGAATTCCTTGCCGCGCACATCAAGCTGTTGATACCGCTGATCGAACCATTGGTTCGGCTTCATCGGATACGGGCGATCAGTGAGCGGTACACTGGCGGCAGTAACTTTCACCTCGCCAAGCTTTTCGCGGATTTTCTCCCACTGAGCAGCCGTTGGCGCGCCAGTGGTGAATGCTTCGCTAAAGCCTTCAAGCCATGCTTTGAATTCGTTGAGCGTCATGATTGAACACCTGTCGATCAAAGGAAAAGGAATGAACCATTTGGCTGGCATTTGAACTTGCCATTACCAGTCGGGACGAATTTCACACGGTGCCGGTATGCGAGAATTACAAAGAGAACGGCCATAACTTTAAGCATCGCGCTCAATCCTCTGATTGATTTACCGGTCTTGCCCACTTACGCCGCATTATGAAGGCTCTTACACCTCGGAGTGGACGGCTGGTCTCTACGACCACGAGTGAAAGCCTTGTTCCGAGCGACCGGATGTCTCAGTCAAGTACCCACTCCGCTAGGAAAGCTCTTGAAACTGTAACTCTCACTGTGCTGAATAATCAGCGGGAGGCTTATCATGTTTGAAGATCAGAAGATCGGCGTTAGTTGCCCTAAATGCAGCAACCATATTGAGAAGACTATCGGATGGCTTAAATCCAACGACAAGGTCACCTGTACCGGGTGCAGTTCTGACTTCGTCATCGATAAAGAAAAGCTCTTCACCGGAATTAAGAAGGCCGAGGAGGCCGCCGCCAAACTCAGGAATTCGATTAGAGACGTCGGAGAGGACCGATAACATTTCGCGCAATCCATTCGTATCAACGGAAAGCCTTAGATAACGTAATGCCATCTGAACGCTCCAAACAAAAACCCCGCGCGGTGGCGGGGCTGATTGTTGATCACATATTTGATGATGCGCTATCCTGATGAAAACAGGAGGGCAGCAATGTATCAGATCAAGGTATTGGAACTTCTCGAAGACGGTACGTCACGGCCATATGAGTTCACCGAGATGGAAACCGCTCAGGATTTCGTCAGACACGCAACCTTCGACTTGAAGGTCTGGATAGAAAAGTACGGTATCTTTGATCGTGACGACTTCCTGAAAATCCGGTCTATGCCGCAGGATGAAGCCATCCCATTTTAGTTTTGTGCCTCTCTCCAAACGAAAAAGCCGCCACCCGAAGGCGACGGCTGACTGGTTCTAGCTGTCTTCAACTATAACTCGGTATAACTGATCAGAACGGCGCGACACCCATTTCGGTTATGTCGTTAGGCTGCGGCTCAAAGAATTTCGCTGCTATGCAGTTCTTCTGCGGTTCCCGTACGCATTCAGCGCCGCCGTTCTGATTTCTGCGCTAGTCGGACCCTTTCGGGCGAGGCTCTCACAACGTCTTTACGCCACCATTAACCGACTACGGCTATCTTCGCTGGCCGTCAGCTACTTGCGAGTTTGCCGGATTAACATAACACCGCAATCCTCGCATTCTGTTGAGGCATTGCCTCGAAACTTATCGCCCCTGAAGCACTTTGACTATGTTCGGGGTGACCTGCCCACGTGAAGCAGCATTGATATCGGCATGTGTGAGGCGTCCGGACGCCATGCCATTCGTCAATCTGGTGCAGTACACCCTTGGGGCGGATGATACCGACGTATTCGCTATTTTCGCTATTCCTTGACGCGTCTTAAACGGCTTACTGCGTATTCTCTGCGTGCAAGTGCGGATGAAATCGCTCTTTACTGCCGGACTTCCCTTTAATGCTTGCTGCCCTGTCGCGTAGGTCGATGCGCTCACGCCGCAACCGGATAAGAAAATCCCCGCTATAATCGCCGGAATAAGTGCTTTCCCCATGTCCTCTCTCCTTTTAGAGAGAAGATTGGGGTAACCAAACGGGCTGGTCAATGAAAAATCAGCCCCGAAGCCAACACCACTTAGCCTAAATGCCTGCCCAAAATGATCGTAAGCCCTGCCACTAATGCGATCACCGCCAGATACACGAACTTAAACAAGGTTGGCATTGGCAGCTTAAGGCAAAGATATGCCACAGGCACACAGATCAGCAATGTGAAGGCCGCTAAAAATGCGGTGAACATCGGCTCGCCTAAAACAACAAAGCGGCCCGAAGGCCGCTGAATTCTTATCAGGCCGCAATTTTGCACCCTGAAACTATGCGCAGATTATTCTGCTTCGACCGATATGACAAGACACTTATGCGACTTTCTTTCGAGTTTGTGTGAAAAAATGTCGATGAAGCGCATTACAGGCGAGACGAATGTCCCCGATCATATGAGGAAAGTATTGGTCGTTCTCCAGCATGAACTGCACGGCAGCGAAAAGGTTCGAGTTTCGCGTCTCTAGCTGTGCCTCTTCAATGACGCGGCGCGCATCGCTGTATGCCTGCTTTGCCCGGACTACCCATTTGGCATAACCCTCCGGGTCATCGGCGCCGATAGTACCCGTTTGATCATAGTGCGCAGCAGGAGAGCATTCGGCCTTACGTCGGTCATTCAGCACTTCACGATAGCGCTCGGCGGCGTCGTACTGGCTCGTGCTGATGCCTTCCGACTTATCGCGTTTATAGGCCATGTGAAGCCTTCCAAGATTGTCGCTTGCCAGATCCGAAAGCGCTTCTGATGCTGTCATGCCGAATATCCTCATCCTCGCAAGCTGGGCGACTTTAGCTGGCGGCTCCTTTGCTCTGCTAATCTGACCAGAAGGCGTACGCAGAGCTCCTTCCTTCTTCGGCCTTCCACGTTTCGCCTTGATCTTTGCCGCTTTGGTTTTCGCCATGTCCGTTCCTCGCTGACTGGGGTTAGATGTATTCTGAAACCGCCGTGATAGTCGCCGCCGCTAGCAGGCTCAAAAGGGCCATTCCTGTAACTTCTGCTGGCCTATCGAGCGCCAAGGCGAACAGGAAGCCAGTAATCATCCATGCGACGGGTATGAGTGTCTTCATCACCCTCTCCTATGCCGCTTGTTTGTCTGACAGGATCAATTCGCCACGAGCATGCATCGCGTCCAGAAGCTGAATGCTGTGCAGGCATGTCGTATGATCGCGATTGAAGATTTGGCCGATACGCGGGAGGCTGAGGCCTCGTTCGTGGCGAAGTCGCCACATTGCCAACCGGCGCGGAAAAATAAATTGCTTTGACCGCCCTGCACCTACCAAATCTTGATAAGTTAGGCCATATTCCTCGGCCACTTCCCGAACTAGAAACTTGCTCTGGTTTACGAACGTGACGCGCGGCTCTTCCTCGTATTCAGTATCGCCAGCGTCTCGGATGTGGATTTTGTCATACTCTGCAACAATCGGCTCTTGCTTGGCGGATGCAGCAATTCGTTCAAGATATTCCAAGTTCTTAGCTTGCTGTTGTTCCGCTGCCTTCCGTGCAAGGTATGCCTTAGCTGCTCTGTCAGTGTTTCGAGAATAAGCTGCTCCGTACATCACGCGGCCCTCCCTACTTGCTTGAATGATCCGCTAGGAGCGGAGGTTAGATTGTCGATGTTGAATTCATGGCCGTTGGCCTCTGCTGCAGCCTGAAGGCGCGCCATTGCAGCTTCGAAGGAGTTTTCCTTCGCCTGCTCATCGTTCGGCTTCATGGCTGCATGAAAATCGGCCATCCGCTTGCGCTGACGCTCATAGAATGCTTCGTCGCGCTCAAACTTCGGTGCTGCCAATCGGCGGTTTTCTTCGATTGTTTCACGGCGAATACGATCCCGCGCTGCGTCGGCAGCAACTGCGTTCTGGTTGTCGTTACACAGGATGCGCAGTTCCGGGGCCGATGGATGGAAGCCATGACCAAGGACGCCGCGAAGAACATCCTTGACCGATTTTGCAAGCGCTCCCTTGGAAACACCTTCCAGCGCCATCATGAAAACCTTGCGGTCAAAATCCGCCGTATCGCTTGCTTTCGAGGGTAATGATTTCAGCAGTGTTAGGCTCGCATCTATCTCGGCTGGCGTCGCCGCCGAATAGAAGCTGTTTGAATTCTGGGCTGATGTCGTCGGTACCATTTCGCTGTAACTCCAAATATGCCGCTTCTCCTGCATTCCTTGGTGTTGAAGGCTTTGGAGGGGGTTCCTTGCGGTGAGGCTTGCGCTCGACGGCAGAACGGCACCAGTTGCGCCATGTGGCCTGCCAGTCGAGTTTGACGCCACGTTGCCCAGGCTGGCTGTTCCAGTAATCGCGGAACTTATCGGCTTCACGGATCGCATCGGCTTCGGAAAGTCCGAGACGAGAGGCCTCCGATAGATCGGCTTTGAAATCGTCAGGTAGTCGCGATCCGCGTTTTGCTTTTGCGGGCGCTTGCGCCTTAACATCTGAACGAAGTGAAGATGTATCTGGTGTATTGGTGTATTTAGTGCGTCCGTCTTGCGTCCGCTCTGCGTCCTGTGTGCGTCCGCTTTCCTGATATTTCGAGTAATTACAGATAGTTATCTGCGTCTTGCCTGCGTCCGTTTTTGTCACGATCATTTCGTGGTTTTCGAGCACACGAAGGAAGGTGCGGACACGCTTTTCAGACTTCCAATTCCACTCTTTCGCCAGCCCGCGCAGGGTGACAAATACTGAACCAACAGGCACAGGAACAATGTCATTGCCGATGCGGTGATGCGTTGGCGACCATGCTGCATTAGCAATAAGCCATAGCCAAGCATCGCTCTCCGAACGCTCCGCATTGGCGAACAAAGGATGATCTAGAATGTCGGATTGAACGCGCACCCATCTGCTCATGTTGCCTGAGCCTCCTCGGCGCGCTGCAAAATGACGACGCACTCTTCCTGCAAGCCCGGATCCCAGACCATGGAAAGCCGTTCACAGAGATTGTCGTTCTTGATGACCTTGTAATGCTGGAGAACGTCGAGGATTGCTTTCAACCTGTTATCCAGATCGGCGCGCTTATGCGGACGCTTCAAGGCAACCTGAATACTGAATGGACCGTCGATGAATTCATTCTTCCGGGCTAGGAAATAGCCGCAATCATTGCGCCACTTCGCGTATTCAGGCGAAAGACGGCGCGTCTTGCCCCAGCCGACGTAAATCTCCCAGACAGAAGGAGGAAAAGGGAGAGCAAGCTTGATCATGCCGCCTCGCCTTCTGCCTTGCGGGCGATGGCCTTCCGGTAGTCCTGAGCAATAGCTTCGAGGATTTCAACGTCAACCCGCCGGTTCTCAAGCTCATGATCTGGGCGCTTGCTTTTCCCATCGCAGAAGTCAGCGAGCCACCAGACTTTTTCGTTCTTGATCTTTTCGACGCGAGCTAACTTGTCTTGGAGAGTGATCATGCCGTGCACTCCCCTTCGTCGCGCTGGCACAGCGCATCTTCGTCATCCAAAATCCAGTCGCCTTGACACTCCATGAACCGGCGCAACTCGGCTTTGGAAAACCTTTTTGAGAAGGTTGAATTGTCGGCAGGGCGACCTTTCTGGGTCTCGAGCTCGCCAATGCGCGCCTCGGCAGCTTCCCACCACGCATGGCGATCCGGGAAATCTCGCGCCAATACCGCCTGCGAGCGTTCAGACTTGAGAAAGCAGCCATCGCAATTGCCAAGCCAACAGTTACCGCGAACATTCGGCAGTTGCAGATCGAAAGACTGGGCTTTCCAGAAATCGCCCACAATCTGTCGCGTCACCCCCGCAGCAGCCAGTGGGTGCCAGTTTACCCAACGGTCTTTGACTGTTTTGGGATTACCGTCCTTGTCGAAAAGCCGGTGGGGCTCATCAGCACGGATGCCAACCGCAGCGGTCCAATGCTGCCAGCCAATAGAGCGCAGGTATCGCTTGGCCGTTCTGATTTTCAGTTCTTGGGTACAGAACCGGGATTGCTGGTTTGGCAAATATTGCTTCTTGTCGATGAGAGCGTCGAAAGGCTCACCGTTTCGGCTCGCTCCTTGGTAACCTACTTCCTCGAAGAATGGCTTCTGCGCGCGATATTCCGTCCATATGATGAGAACACCCCACCGCTGGCCACACTCGCGGACGAAATCCAGTGTTTCCTCCATTTCGCGCCCGGTGTTTTGAAACATCACCTTAACGCGATCCTCTGGAATGCCCCCGTTGGCTTCGAGGATGGAATGCAGCATAAAGGCAGATGTACGACCGCCACTGAACGATATCTGTACATTTCCTTCAGGTAACAGATATGGATTGCTAATCCGATCAAAGTTGATGCGTGCAAGTGCTGTCATCAGAACCTCGCCGCAATGAACAAGCCGATCAAACAGACCAGCAGGATTGTTAGGAGAGTTGAGAGAGCAGCGGCAGCGACAGGGTTCATTTCTTGTCAGCCTCCATGCGCTCGAACATTTGCTTTCGATGCTTTTTTCGCTTCACGAACCTTCGCCAAAAGCTGCGAAGCCTCGCCGACCAGATTTTCCATATCAGCATCGCCGCTCACCGCTTTTTCGAGTTCAAGTTCGTGTTGGAGTTGTGCAATCTGGCGCTCGCAGTAATCGAAGTAAGCCGTCTGGACGCGCTTGAAGATCGATGCTTCAACGGTCTTGGAGCGACCGATGCGCAGATTGTTCAAGGTCCAGTAAGACAGGCCATATCGACGGCTCAGGCGCTTGAGAGCGTTGCTGTGATCGCCCCACCCTTTTGCCTCTCTGTCTGTCATTTCGCGGACATAACGGCCCGCCAGATCGCAGCTACTCATACGCTCGCGCTCCGAAACCAATTGATGTTCGAGTGACTGAAATTTTGAGTCCGTCATGCACAAAGCCTCTCGCTAAGTTCCTGATCAGAGACGACCGGAACCAGACAGAAGGACGGACATGGAACACATCGGACACGCGGCTTGGAGGGTTCTGCAAAACGCTCGCAAAGCAGCGATTGCCCGAAAAGAAAAAGGCGCGGGTACCGAAATGCACAGCGCAGAGGGTGTTCCAGGTATTTCTGCCTTGAACGCTGCGCTTCGCCCGGAGGCACCCGCTACCGTCGAATATCCGGGCGAACGGAAAAGATCGCGACACAAAGGACGCTCGACGGGTTCTTGAATTTGAGATTGAGCGAGGCTTGTTCCTCATCGCCGCCCCTCGCTCAGAAAAGGGAGCCGCGCCACGCTTATTGAAGGTGGCGCGGCTTTCTTCGTCAGTGTGGGAGGAGTTCACCAACGAATGAAAATTCTGCAATGCATGTTCATGCGTGCTACCGCTCACGCCCCTGCCTGTCTTCCGGCAAGAGGCGATAAAATTAACGTCATGGGTTGGGAAAACGGTCGCGGGCATTTACTCGCCCTCGCTCTCATGTGTGTGCGTAGCAAGGCCTGTGCCATTCTCGTATTCATTCAGATAAAGATCGAATATCGCATTGGCATTATCGACCTCATCACGGCCTTTTTTCTCGACCTTGCGAAGATGCGCGACCAGCTGACCGGCAACGGTCTTATCAAAGCCATCGCCTTTCATTTCCGCGTAGACCTCGCGAATGTCAGCCCTGATTGTGTCCTCTTCTTCTTTGAGGCGCAGTACACGGTCGATGAAGGATTTCAGGCGCGAGTTGCTCATACCGACGCCCTCACAGACCTGGGACGCGGGACAGGAGCACATGTCTTGGCACGTTCGGCGCGAATGTATGCCCGAACTTCCATCTCGGTTTCAGGCCAAACTCTCCCGCCAGAACGAAGCCTTTCGACAAGGCGACCATTCTTGATCGCTTTCATTCCAAATCGGAAAGCGCCGGTTCCGGTTTCAGCCATGAAGGCTTCTATTTCTTCGAGAAGTTTCGTGCTCATAAACGCTATATACACGCTATCGCGTGCATAATCAATACACGCAACAACGTGCACACGCTTTTTCGTGTACGTGATAAAAATTTGGTATGGAAGAGAACTGGAAAAGTCGCCTTTTGAAGGCTGTAGATGAGGACCCAAGATCGGACCGCGCCATTAGTTTGGCGACGGGTCTTGGCGTGAACACAGTCAACGAATTGCGGAATACAGATAAATCGCCCAGCATCGAAAAAGTTATGAAGCTGAGCGAAGAGCTAGGCGTTAGCCTGGCTTATCTCTTTTGGGGCGCAGAAGATGACAAAGCCCCTATCCGTGGTGAACACGAAATCAGGGCAATGTTAGGCCGTGTGCAAGGTTTGAAGCCCGATGATGTCGGTCTAGTTCTGGGTATGATCCTCAATACGATCAAGGCGAACGCTTACGAACAAGAACATAGCCGTATTGATGATCAATCTGAGACTGCCAATCCCCACCGTGAACCAACTCCATAAGGTCGGATAGCCGCTGGCTGATCTTTTCAATTTCCCTCGCCGCATTTAACTCTTCGCAAGAAAGAGCGTGTTCGAGCATTTCATCGACGGCTGATTTCTTTAGAATTTTCCCGCCTGAGACATAACGGATCAATTCGGCCTCCGGCGCTAGATTTTTTCCATTTCATCGATTTCAGGCGGCAACGGATCGCCATGAGCGAAAATAAGTTTCGGCTCATCAAACTCACCAGTTTCGCTATCGCCAGTTGCCACAAATGCAATAACCATGGGCTTTTCTTTTGCTAGGCGCTCGGCTGTTTTCCTTGCATGTACCACGTCTCTGGCCCCGAATGGGGTATCAGCAAACAACCTGCCTCTTGGTGCCTTGCTGTAGCTCTGCACCACATAATTCGTAATCATGCCCATATCAGATACTCCCTATACGCTTGTTATGTGCGACAGGATGACTCAGATACGAGAACGGAACAAGAACATTCTTGACGAAACGTTAATGACTTTTTGTCGCCGCTAGATGTTGTGTCTGTTAAAACGAAGAAGTTTATAGACAGATCAGAGACTCGCTGTATCGTTTGCCCACTAGGGGTAAATGGGTTGAGGCAATGATTACAATCGGCATTCGCGCGACGCCTAAGTGCGTGACTTTTGCTATCTACGACGCAGAAGCAAAATCCATCTTGAACGTTGAGGATATAAAAATTCCGGCTGCGTTCGAAACACCCGCCGCTCTGAAATACGTTCGCTCAAATCTTCTCGATGTCCTTCGTGAGTATCGGGTAGAGCGTGCAGGCGTAAGAGTGACGGAATCGGTAGCGAGCTATCCGAATATCGAACGAATTCAAATCGAAGGCGTCATTCAAGAGGCATTCGCCAGCAGCGAGCTAAAATCCTACTACGTTGGACAAATTTCATCGATATCAAAACGCGTAGGCATTGAACGAAAAAGGTTCAAGCCACTCATAGATGGCGAGGATGATCTCGGCGTTGATAATTGGAAGAAGATGGGAAAGGAAGAGCGAGAAGCAATCCTTTGTGCTATAGGAGCTGAGGATGCTTAAGCCATATCAGAAAGCCGAGTTGGCATTCGACATCATCCGCGAAATTGGGCAAGACGGTCGAAATTCGAGAACATACGTCACACGTGACCACCAGCTAGATGCTGAAATTGTCACAAAGCAAATTCAAAAGAAGACGCTGAATTGCACTGATGAGTTCTTCGCGGAATCAAAAGCGCTTTATTCCAGCGCTCATCCGAACGTGGTTCAAATTCACTACGCTTGCTTTGATGATGAACACGTATATGTCGCGATGCCATACTATCAAAATGGATCAATCAAGGACCTAATCACTGGTCGCCACATGACTGTGCGTGAGATTATAACTCTCGGTTCGCAGATTCTTGCAGGCTTACACAACATTCATTCTAAAGGGCTGATCCATTTCGACGTGAAGCCGGACAATATTCTGTTGTCGCCCAGGCGGGAAGCGTTAGTGTCCGACTTTGGGCAAGCGAAACAGATGAATTACGCAGGTAAGGCTGCGCAAGATCGCCTCTACGGGCCAATGATAACTCCCGAGGGCATGGAAACTGATCACTTCGATCGAACGTTTGATATCTACCAAGTCGGCTTGACTTTATATCGCATGTGCAATGGAAATGAGCACTTCTATCAACAGTTACGTGATTACGGCCAGGCTGGCGCCTTCGACAGAGATCGTTTTCGCTTCGATGTGCGTAATGGAAGATTCCCAGACCGGAAATCCTTCGCCCCAAATGTGCCATCTAAATTGCGTAATGTGATTAAGACATGTTTAGAGGTTCGTTCCGATAATCGATATCAGTCAGCACTGGACGTGGCAAATGCAATGGCAGATATCGACGGAGAAACGCTCGACTGGAGATTGTCTGTACATCCAGATCGAAAGACCTGGACGAAAATCGTAGACGAAACCCAATATGAACTTTCTCTTCATGGTGATGGAACCACGACGTGCTATAAAAGCGTTAATGGAAGTAAGCCACGTCGCATCGGCGAAGCATGTAGGGATAAAATCTCTGACAGCGATCTGAGGAAAATCTTCAAGGCATACTAATGCGAAAAGTGAAGAACACCCCCGGCAACTACGTGAAACGCTCGCAGATTCGATCTGTAAGCGGTGTGGTTACGAGTGCGTCTACTTCACCGAAAAAGCGTACTATCGATGATTTCAGAATTGCCAAAATCGACGAGAATTTTTACATAACATTCTTGTCGCGGGATGAGCCTCACAAGCGCAACAGACAGTAGTAACATCCACTCCCCGCTTCGGCGGGGTTTTTATTACTGACATAAAGCGTTGATAATATGCTGGCGAGGTTATCACCTCACCTGCTGTAAGTTCATTTGGCCCCGCTCTGCGGGGTTTCTTTTTGCCGTTAGTTCGATCTGCTAATATGCCTCCAATGGAGGTCGATATGAATCCGGATCAATTGAACCACTGCTTGCTCGATATCGGCTGGTCGGCAGAAATCCTCGCCCAGAAACTGGAATGCCATGTGTCTCTTGTCGAAGCATGGCTATCCGGTGAGGCCGAAATCCCGCCAAAGGCTGCAGCCTGGTTAACCACCCTCGCCGCCTGCCATCGCGCCGCCGAAGAAGGAAGACCTACTTCCTTAAAGGGCAAGAAAGCCCCGTTCTGAAGCGCGCCACGCGCTGCGGTTCAACCCTTCTTTTTGCCCCAGTCTTTCAGCCATGAAAGATCAATCCCGCCTGAAACTAAGTTTGAAGCGCGCCGCTGATTGAACACAATCTGCTTCAGACGATCCGTGAACATTTCCACGTCTAGAAAATAATTCGGGTAAGCATCCTTCAGCGAAGCTGCTTGATCGACCTCAACGAGAACAGAATTAACTGATCCGCCCCCACTCTCCGCAGTTGCGTACGACGAAGATGCTTGTTCAATTTGGCTATAACTCGATACGCGGACTTCCTTTTTCGCGCTGTCATACTGAATTAGAAAATACCGGGCATATGCCCCGACGAAATATTCAGTATACTTCAGCGCCTGGTTGAGCGTTTCTAGGAATTTAACCGCTCCTAGTTTATCAGATAGCTCCCGCAGCTCTTTCCTGCGTTCAGCCTCATCCTTCGGCGTGCCTGGAACTATCGGGCAGCCCTCTTCAATTGCAAATTCAGACGACATAAGGGCGAAGAAGCGTAACCAATCTCCGGAGCCTTCACCCGACTTCAATTCCTCTTTCAGAACAAGACCTACCGCCTCGACCGCTGTCGACCACGCGTGTTGCAACTTTGTCCTAATCTGGATTTCTACTTTCCGCCCATCGTATGAGGCTTCTGCAGCTTCTCTTGATTGAAATTCAACAATGAAGTGGTGCCCTCGGTATCCTGTCACACGAGGCGAAGCTATATAGTCCGTGCTTCTTTTAATTACTCCGGTGCGGATGCCATCATGGTACATAGCGACAAGTTGCTGCATTTCGGGAACTGTCTGCATAATAGCGCGGCACCCAGCAATATCTTGCATTTGGTCGAGCTTCGTACTCAGAAGTCGAAGCTTGCGCCGGATAGAGGCCATACGCTTCATACGGGCAGCAGTGATACCCTTTTTCTTTCCCCTGCGGATATTCGCTAGCAGTTCCTGCCTGACTTTGTGGAGCGGATAGGCGTGCGAGTTGCGCCAGTCATAGGCGACCTTGAATATACGCACATGGTCACCACGGCTTTCCGGCGTCCATATCAAATCCCCTGATAGCGCCTTCCCTGCCTTCTTCAATTCGTTCTTGCTGTAAGTGAATTCTGGATAGTTCGCCACTTCATCGCCCCTCGACTCACGGAGCAATTTAATCAGGCGCAAGAGGTGATTGATAGCAAACATTGCGTCTCTTTCTTCACCCCTGATTCTACCACGGCGCTGGCGGGTGTCAAAAATATTTGCACGTAATTGCGTGTATACCATTGCAATGCACGCAGAAGCGTGTATATTCGATCTCAACAAACGAGATCGGAGCGCAACATGCATCCCTCAGTACAGACAACCTACAACGACCTTGCACAGGCTCTTACCTGCCTGAAATCAAGTGCACCAAAGCCAGTTCGTGAAACCACTCGCCAAAAGCGTGTCATGCAACTTGCATGGTCGATGTACCGAGCAAAACAGGCTGTAGAACTCAAAGACATTGAACTGTACCGCGCCGAGGCTACGCCGGAGCAATTCGAGCGCTGGTTCAAGCGAAACACGACCTTCAACGCCAAGCAGTTCGGCTTCGCGCTTCAAGACGCCCATCACGCCATTTCCATAGAAGAGCGCGGGCCGGTTTTCATCACGACCAAGCAGAGCTTGCTTATCGGCTCTGACAGCCGGTGGAAGTGAAGCAAATGGCTGACCACCTCACCGAAACCGAAGTCAAGCGGCTGATCGCTGAAATTGAGCATCGTCTCAAGACTGATCCGCACGTCCCGACCCGCCGCTATCTCGCTGAAAAGCTATTCGAACTCACCGACCTTCTACAGGAACAGGAAGGAATTGCAGCATGAACAATGTTTCGCACGCCCTTCTCCGCCAGAAAGATGCAGCCAAGATCGTTATCGCTCAACTTCGTGAAGCCGGGATGGGTGACGAGGAAAGCGTGGGGCTCGCTATCGAAAGCGAAACCAACCTTTTGGAGGCCATATCCGAGGCTCTCAACAAGATTGATGAAAATGATGTTCTGGATGCCGGGCTAACTTCAAAGATCAACGAATTCACGGAGCGCCGTTCCGCGATCCGTAAGCAGACCGATTTCCTGCGCGCTTCCATCGAGCAGGCAATGCTCATTGCCGAACAGGAAATGATGCGCCTGCCATCAGCTACGCTGACATTGCGCAAGGTGAAACCGGCACCGGTTATCGAAGCCGAAGCGGATATTCCCTCTCGCTTCTGGACGCCGCAAGAGCCTCCAGCGCCCAAACTCAACAAGAAATCACTGCTCGAAGCACTTGAGGCCGGAGAGGTCATTCCCGGCGCGCGCCTCGACAATGGCTCAGTAAGCCTGACTGTACGGAGGAAATAATGGGAAACGTTACCGTTCTCGAACATACACCGAAGCAGATCGCACTCGTTAAGCACACGATTGCCAAGGACTGCAATGACGACGAATTCAATCTGTTCATGGAGGCGGCGCGGTCTTATGGCCTCGACCCTTTCCGCAAGCAGATCATGCCTCTCGTTTTCGGCAAAAACGCTAAGGATCAATCCAAGCGGCGCATGTCGATTGTCGTCTCTCGCGACGGTCTCCGCGTCATTGCTCAACGCTGCAAGAACTATCGGCCAGCATCTGAGCCGGCTGAAGTTGTTTTCAACGATCAACTGAAATCAGCAACGAACCCGAAGGGCATCGAATATGCCCGCGTTTACCTCTGGCAGCAGGACAATAAGGGAGAATGGTTCAAGGTCGTTGGCGAGGCCTATTGGGATGAATTCGCCCCACTCAAGGACGAGTGGATTGACAACCCTGAAACCGGCCGCGGCGAAAAGACTGGCCGACAGATGCTCGACACCTCGGGCAACTGGGCGAAAATGCCAGTCGTGATGATAACCAAATGCGCCGAAGCTCAGGCTTTACGCGCAGGCTGGCCCGATCAATTCAGCGGCATCTATGTCGAGGAAGAACTGGACCGCGCAAAGACGCTCGATCTAACCGCATCGGAAATCGTAGCTCATAACGAGCAGGAAGAACGCGCAAAGCGCATCGGCGCTCACAACGCAATAACCGTCACTTGGGGCGATGGCTGGCAGCTGGAGAATGTTCCAGTGGGTGAATTTGCAGATCGTGCTGCTGACTTCATCCGGTCTTCCAAGCCCGAAGACGTTCAACGCTGGCAGGATGCCAACAAGCAACCATTGCAGGCCTTCTGGGCTAAGGCTCCATCCGACGCTCTTGATCTTAAGAAAATCATCGAAGCAAAGCTGGCCGAAAAGCCAGCATATAAGACAGGAGCGGCAGCATGAGCGGGTCAGTAAACAAAGCCATTCTGGTCGGCAACCTTGGTGCCGATCCGGAAATTCGTCGTCTGAATTCCGGCGACGTGGTTGCCAATCTGCGCATTGCAACGTCGGAAAGCTGGCGTGACCGCCAGACCGGCGAACGCAAGGACCGCACCGAATGGCACAGCGTTGTCATCTTCAATGAGAACGTTGCCAAGGTTGCGGAACAATATCTGAAGAAGGGCGCCAAGGTTTACATCGAAGGAGCGCTCCAGACCCGCAAATGGCAGGATCAGAACGGGAATGACCGTTATTCGACAGAAGTCGTGCTGCAGAAGTTCCGTGGCGAACTGCAGATGCTCGACGCACAAGGCGAGCGATCGAACCAATCCAACCAGCGTCAGGAAGAACGGCAGTCGTATGGCGACCAGTCGGGCGGATTCAGCCGCGATCTTGACGACGAAATCCCGTTTTGAGGTGAGCCATGAGCCGTGCAACTGTCATCATCGATAATGATATGGCCAGACAGAAGGCCATTAACTGGCTGCGAAGCTCGAAGCTGCCACGCGGTACGCGGGTGGAATTCAAAGCTCCTAAGCGTTCATTGCCCCAGAACGATAAAATGTGGGCGATGCTGACCGAAGTAGCAGATCAGGCCAGATATCACGGATTAAAACTCGCAGCCGACGATTGGAAGTTGATCTTCCTCGACGGCCTCAAGAGGGCCAAACAGCAAGAATTGCGCTTCGTGCCGAACCTAGATGGCACGGGATTTGTCAATCTCAGTACATCGTCTTCCGACCTGTCCAAGGATGAAATGGGCGAGCTTATCGAGCTTATCCACGCTTGGGGTGCGCAGAACGGTGTTGTCTTCAACGAAGATACCGGAGTTGCAGCATGATTATTCACTTCATCGCATCCAAGTTCCGCACCTTCTGGGAACGCTATATCGATCCTCTCCCAAGCCTTCACCGCAAGGCCGAAGCCCTCAAGGCTGAAATCGTAAAGGCGAAGAAGCAGAAGAAGCGCTTTAGCCATCTCGAAGCAGAACTTCGCCACGTCATGGCAACCATCATCGCAGTTGAGCGCGGTATTTCCTACCGCAATGGCTCTCTGGATTGGGGGCAGTGATGGCTAGACTAGAATTCAGCAAGAAGACAAAGCGTGACGCTCTTGAGCGCTCGCAGATGCGCTGCGAAGCATCCGGCCCGCTCTATGGCTTGGAAGAAGGTCAGCGTTGCTCGATCCCGCTTAGCAATGGCGTCGAGTTCGACCATGAACTTGCCGCTTCCAACGGCGGAGACAACAGCATCGAGAATTGCAAAGCTGTGTGTCTACGTTGTCATCGTTGGAAGACGGCAAATCTCGACACACCACGCGCAGCCAAGACAAAGCGCCAGAGTGACAAGACAAAAGGCATTGTCCGGCCCAAAGGTGCAATCAAGTCTGCTGGCTTTATCAAGGCTGTTAAACCTTCCAAAGCCCTTTCCAAACCTCTCCCTCCCCGTAAGCGCGACATATTCGGTCGCCCTGTTAGCGAAGGTGCGCGCCCATGACCACCCTACCGGAAGAAGCCGTGAAGGCGGCAGTCGTGGCTATGAACACAGGAGACATGGTTTCATACGATAGCCTTAGCGCTAGGCAATCAGCCGATGCTCGACGCATCCTCACTGCAGCTATTCCCTTCCTACCCGTGCAAGGGGCTGTGAAAGAGGCGCCGTTAGGCGCAATTGAAAACGGTCGAGTGTTTCTACAACGTCTCGCGGATCATTACGACTTCACTTGTGAAGCTGGATCACTTGCCAATTGCACCGATTATCACGAAGCCGTCAGGTGCTTTGAATTCATTGCTCAATGGGTTTCAGACCTCTCCACACTTGAGGCTTCCGCAGCGCGTGATCTGGCGTTGGAGGAAGCGGCGCAAGCGGCAGAGAACGCCATGCTTGAATATAATCTAAGCGAATGT